ACACACTACGTAAATGATCCAAATAAATTTGAACAAAGAATGGATTATCCCATTTTTTTACAATTTTTTTACTTGTTGCTTCTTTTAAAGACCAATTATGTATACCTTTTTCTAAATTGGACGCATTTTTTGTAGAACCAGGTTCAAACAATTCACCTAATTTTTTACGAATATTTTCTCTGAAAGTGTTTGGGTTTTCAATCTTACGGACAGTCATTCTTATCTAAATATAATTGTATATATTATATTTAAATCATAATCTTTTCAATTTTTTATTTATTTATCAGAATCGCTATATTCATATGCTTCTTCGGACAATTCAAAACCCAAATCTTCCAATACTAATTCTTCTTCTGCTTCACTAGTTTCATCACTAGATTCTTCTTCTTCATCATTTTCATCTTCTTCAGAATCTATTATTTCTTCTGTATCACTACTATCAACCACAAATCCATCCTTCAAATAACCACCTTTTTTCGTTTTCATATGTTTTGGTATATTCTCCAATTCATCTTCTTCCTCATCATCTTCAACACATGTTAAAGCCAAATCTTCAAACCCGCCAAACATTTTTTCATATATTTTATTCCATAATTCAATAGTTAAATTTATTAAAGATTTATTATTTGAATCATCTCTTATCATTCCTACTAAAGCACATGAACCAAAATATAATTCTTTATCTATAGGTGGAGGAAAATCATATTTATTTTCCATATTTGCTTTACCATTTAATTTACCAAACATAGCAATAGAATATTTTTGACCATCTAATTTGACAGGCCATTCTACTTGTAAAGTAAAATCATCTGCTTTTTTAAAACCACATTTTTTATATAATTCTTCTTCTTTATAATCTTTTACTGTCAATGTTTTCAATGAAGCACTTTTATCAACAATTATAATGGTCAATGATTGTGTCATAATTATGTATTTGAAATGGGTTTAAATAGTTTATAATAAATATGATATATGAAAATATATCTTGTCAATATTTTACCTGAATCATTGAATAATAAATTAAATATATTAAAACAAGATTATGAATTTAGTCAAACAAATAAATTTGAATTACATTCAAAAGATTATGGGGCGCATATAATTGAAAATAATAAAATACACTTAATTGAGAGTAGTTTTAATACAGATTATCAACTAATAAAGAATTATGAAAAAGTTGATTTATTAATTGATAAATCAAATTATAAATTTATTCCTGTTAATTCACAATTGCCAGTAAATTATGTAATAACTATTTTTAATGTATTTGAATTTAAAGTTTGTAAAAATAGTAAATTGTCATTAATAATAGAATGTCTAGAAGAAACAGAAAATTTTGTAAAAAAATCTATACCTGTAAATTTTTATTTTAATTATAATAATGATAATTTAGACTTAAAGGACACTATTTTTCAAGAAGAATTTAATGTGTTTTTATCTAAGTTAAACTAATATTAGAATATAATATGTTAACTTGGATTATCCAAATTTCTTTATTATCAATAATATTTATTTTTTTAGTTCATCATTTATTATTATTTTTTAAATCAACATTAACTGTTCCTAAAATTAAAGATTTAGTAAATTCTCCTACTCAAAAATATCAAAATATTTATGATACTATTTCTAATAAAAGTAATTCATATTCTTCAATTGATCTGTTACCATACTACCCAACCAATGATGAACCAGATTATTTAAATGGATTATCAGAAGTGAATATTGAACAGAAATCTATGAAAGATGAATTAAAAAACTTTCTTAAAAAACAACTTAAGAATGATTCTGATAATATTGTTGGCGCAGAGTATTCATAAAATTATATTTTGAAACTGCTTAAAGATATTATTATATAATTATATTATGAGCATAAGTGATATAGATTTAAATTATATTTTATCTGATTTTTATAAATTTGAACTTTCTTATGAAAAATTAGCACATAAGAAAGTTTATAACTCAAATATAATTTTAGCCATTCCTGAAGGCAAAAAATATTTCGCGTGGTTTACAAATTATAAAGCAGATAATGTTTGTTTTCTTTTGGAAATAGATGATAATAATAGAATTATAAACGCAAAATTAGCCATTACAAGTTTTGAAGATAATCTAGTTTTAGGTACTGTTTTTTATGGAACCTTATTTACATATAATGGCATAAATTGTTTTAGCATTGAAGATTTATATTATTATAAAGGAGAAAATTATATTAATAAATCATATTTAGTCAAAATCAATTTGCTTAAACAAATATTTACAAATCAGTTGTCACAAAATGTATTAATAAAAAAATATACAGTATTTGGTTTACCATTAATGATGACTGATTTTAATATGTTGTTAAAAGAAATTGAAAGTCTACCTTATAAGGTAAGTCAAATTAAATTTCGTTTCTTTGAAAAAAATAATGCTAGAAAAATATTATTTTTGAAATATTTTAAACCGGGAACAAATAAATGTTATAATGAAATAAAAAATAATACAAAATCATCTAATGCTATATTTAAAATTACCCCCGATTTAGAACCCGATATTTATAATTTATTTATTTATAAAAATGGAAAAGAAGAATATTATGATATTGCGTTTATTCCAGATTACAAAACCAGCGTAATGATGAATAAATTATTTAGAAAAATAAAAGAAAATGATAATTTAGATGCCATTGAAGAAAGTGATGATGAGTTAGAATTTGAAGATCAAAGAGAAGATAAATATGTTTTCTTGGATAGGTCTTATAAAATGAATTGTATTTATAATTCAAAGTTTAAACGATGGGTTCCTGTTAATCTCGCTTCCAAAAATGATAGAATTATTTCATATAATCAAATTTTATAAAAAAAATATATATATAATATATATGTCATTTTTTAAAATATATGGTGCTGGAACACCATTGAATAATATTAATGGTTCTTTAGTAAATGTAGATAGTTCACATGTTGCTGGTATTCCTTTTACTAACAAAATTGTACCAAATGGTCCTCAAACATTAGCACCTGCTGGTTCAAATGTTCAAGGAGCTGCTGGAATTTACCCATGTTCGTTGAAAGGTGGAAAAATTAACAAAAAAAAAATAAATAAAATATCTAGAAAATATAAGATGAAAGGATCAAAAAGTAATAAAAGGACTATGAGAAGATTGAAAAGTCGCGTTTATAAGAAAAGATCTTCTACCTCTAGAAGAGGTAGAGGTAGAGGAAGAAAAATGAGAGGTGGAACTTCTAGTCGTAATATTCCTGAAGGAACAATTCCATCTCATCCTTTAATGAAAGGTGGAGCTCATCCCGCTGTAGCACCAAATTATCCTGCTGGACATAATCAATATGAAAACAATAAAATTTTCAGTAATACATTTTCAACTGGTGGACCTTTATCGCCTCAACTAAGTGCTTTAGCAAATCCTCCACCTATTACAATGGTTAAGGCCGACCCAGATAATTTAAATCATGCCGCACCAAACGCATATGGTAATTATGGAGCAGGTTCTGGATTTCCTAGTAGAGGATGGTTTTAATAAAATAATATCTTTTTATAAAAATATATTATTTATTTATTGTAACTTCTTTGGCTATCTTTGATATTATTTTATTTATATTAGTTTTTTGTTCCTTTTCTGTTGAACCTGACATTGTATTAGATAATATTTTTCACAAGTTATGAGATATTTTTTACTTCATTATACATTTTTTTTGATTCTGAATTAAAACAATCTGGATTTTCTTTAACCCATTCTTTACTTAGTTATAAATTTTTTTCATTATTTTTTATCATTATAAAATATAATTATTAATAAATAGTTATTTTTTATTATGTTCAAGTTTTATCAATAACAACTTCTTTACAAATATTTTTTGCTATTTTTTCATAATTTTTGTCCGATTCTTCTTTTGTAGAACCTGACATTGAATTTAGAATTATTTTTTGATATCTATCATTTTGTTTTGAATCTGGATCAGAGAAATCAGGATTCAATTTTTGCCATTCACTAATTTGTTTTATATTCTTATGTGCTACTTGTTTTATCGCTTTTGTTAAAGTAGTTTTTTGTTCATCATCTTTAGTCCATTGATTATCATCTTTAATATAAAGTATTTCTCTTTTTGAATCTGAACAATGAATTGGTCTCATATTATAATCAATATCATTTAAGTTTTTTATAAATACTTTACTAATTCCCTCAGCATAACCAAGAGTTCCTGTTTCTTCTAGATCTTTTATGGAAATTTGAATCTGATTTACAAAATCTGTTAAATTAATAGCATCTTTACATGTTTCATTTAAAAATACGTTTAAGTTGAATGTTTTATTATTATTAAAACTAATTGTATTTCCTGCTTTTTCAGCTAAACCCATCATGGTTTTATTTTGTTCAATAAGGGTTTGTTGTAATTCTTTATTTTGTTCTATTAATTTAATTACTAATTCAGTTGTTATTTGTATTCCTGTATTATCATTACTTTTATAACAATTGTTTTTATGCTTCCATAAACCAGACGAGGTTTTATATTCATTTTTACAATTATCACAAATATAAGTTTTTTTGCTTAATTTTTGCTTAAAATTATTTCCAATCACTGTATTTTTATGTTTAGCACTGCCTAAATGATTGACCAAATTACTTTTTCTATCCGTATAATAGTCACAACTTTCACAACAATATTTTTTGCTTAAATTTTGCTTAAAATTTATTTCCAATAGTTCCATATATAATAAAAATATTATATTTTTAAGTATTTTCAAAAAAAATTACAATCACAAAATAAAACGTGTTTTTTACAAAATTTAGAGCATTATCGTCACAATCTTGGTTTTAGAGGGTCTTTTTCAAGACTTTTTTCGGATTTTCAAAAATGGACATTTTTAAAATGTCCAAAATCCATTTTCCTTTTTACTTTTTGGAAAAAATTTGTTACTGAAAAATACTACCAAAATATAACACCTATTTTTGTTATGAATTATGGTAAGCCAACAGAAATTTTAATTGTTATGATATATTTTTATAAAAATATATTATTATATATATATATATTCATGAAAACACTTTTTTATTATATATTTGGAAGTAAAAAATCAATTTCTATTGATTATATTGATGATAATAATAATATTATAAAACATTCTGATCATTTATATGAATATAATATTGATAATGATTCGCAACATTCATTTAATAATTTATTGGAGTTATTTAATAAATGGAATAAATTTTCAAAAGAAAATAATATTTGTTATTGGGCAACAGCTGGGACTCTTTTAGGAGCAATTCGTCACAATGGATTTATTCCATGGGATAATGATATAGATATTTGTATTTTCTTATCTGACTTGAATGATATTAAATGGAAATTATCTAAGCAAGATGAAATAAAATTTATTGAAGTAGAAATAGGCTTACGTTTATATTTAGATAATTTAAATTATTTTATTGATGTATTTGTATGTGATTATGATGAAAATAATACCATAAAATATGCTGGTTTCGTTTTTGATGATAAACCGACATGGTATATAAATGATCTATACCCGAAAGAATATTTTAACAAATGTGAAATATTTCCTTTACAAGAGCATTCTTTTGAAAATACAACTATTATGGTCCCTAATAATTCTTATAATTTCTTATATAGAGCATTTTCCAATAATTGTTTAACTGAATGTAAAATATCAAGTCATACTATTATTCATAAAATGGTTGATATTAATACTCATACAATTACAATTTGTAAACAAATTCACACTATTGATAAACTTTTTAATATTTCAAAAGATAATAGTATATTAAATAATGTATTTAAAAATGGTGATAAAATTTTTAATAATGACGTAATAAATAACATATTAACATATATATTGAACCATAATAAATAAAAATTATTTTTTAAATTTTAAAAGGCAGACCCCGGTGGACAAATTGTCCTTTTCCTCTTCTAGTTCATCTTCTGACTCAGTATCCTCTGCTATACTTTTATCTGATGAACTACGACTATTTGGCTTACAGTAAATTTCTTTTTTAGCAATATTTGTCGTTTTTTTAGGTTTATAATTGGTTGGTTCATAAGTTATATTCCATTTCAAAACATCAGGATTATAGCAATCACTACTTGTTTGAATAATTTTATAATTTTGTTTTTTATAAAAACTTTTACGTTTTGCCCATTGTCTCCCAAAATTATCATGTGTATCTATTATATCAACTACTATAGGAGCAAATTCATGTTTTTGTCTTAGAATTCTTCCAACGGATTGTTCAATACTTGTCATTGGAGTTATCATAAATAATGTTGATAGACTCTTTATATCTAAACCTTCTGCGGCCATACTATATGTAGCTAATACAACTTGTTTAGATTCACTCTCTTTTAAAGCTGATTCTTTCATTCCACCAATATAATAACCTACTGTACAAATATTATGATGATTTATAGCATCAAACATGTATTTCAAAATATTCTTATAAGATGCTATTAACATTATCTGTTGTTTCGGATTTTCTATAATCATATCTTTTAATACTTTTATTATAAAGTCGGATCTACGATTATAATTACATATCTTACTAAGCATTTTGGATGCTGCGGTTTGTCCACGAAAATCCAATTCTAATTCATTGAATTCCTCATCATTTGTCTTGTATGTTATACCTCTAACAATAACATTTTCATCTTTACTGCGTTCCATTTTATAAATAACTTCACCAAGAAACATTTTAAATACTTTTGTTGTTCCATCTTTACGATTCATTGTAGCACTTAATCCAAGCATATATTTAGTAACTAACTTGAATAAAGCACATGAAAAAACTTCAGAAGAAATATGATGTACCTCATCTATAATTGTGAAACCAAAACTATCAAATAAAGTACTAGGATAATCTTTCATGGATAAACTTTGTAACATTGCGATTACAATATCCTTATTATCAATATCAATTACTTGCCCTTGAATTTTTCCGATTCTTGCGTTTGGCAAAAATTGTTGGATTCTTTCAATCCATTGATTCATTAAAAATTCTTTATGAACTATTACTAATGTTTTTTTATTGAGACGATGTATGATGTTAAGTCCTATTGAAGTATTATGTGTTACTGTAAAATCACCTAACATAAATCTTTTATTACCATCAATTTCAAATCCATAATAATCATCAATTTCTAATTTTTCAATGTTAATTCTGCTTACTAGAGAATCTTTTATCTGTTTTCTTATTGAAGCTTTTTTGCGTTTACATAAAACAGGTATATCTTCTAATCCTGAACCATATAATGTTATCCTATTGTATTCTCCTTCTTTTGGACCATTTTTTGCGTTGTAGCAAGTTTTTTTACATTTTTTAGAATAACAAGCAAATCCCAATGATCTACACAAATATACAATATCTTCAGCCAATAAACTATTTTTTTGTATAATTTCATAACAATTATTATGATAATAACCATCAGAGTCAATTAATCCTGCTAAAACCCTTAATTGTATTTCTCTATTATTACATATATATTCTTGAGGAATATGTTTATTATTAAGTAAATTTTTATTTCTAAGAAAAGTCATAAATCTGTTATTTATTTTTAAACTACAAATTCTGTAATCATATTGAGAATTATAACTTAAATATAAATCTTTATAACTATTTTTAAACAAATCTACAATATATTTTATTACACATCCCTCTTGTGTTGAAATTTTAGGTCCTGAACTACTTCCATCACCTAACCAATATCCTAATAAATAAGGATCAAAGTCTATAGGTACTTCTTGAAACTTTATACCAACTTTATAACCAACTAATGGACCTGCTCTTCCGTGATATGATTTAGATAAGTTTAAAAAATCCTTAACGGAAATATCTACAATATCACCTTTTCGTAATTTTTTTGAAAAATTATTTGAACATTTCAATGATAAAATGTGACTTTCATTACAAATATATTCGTCGCCTTTTTTATTAGATATTTTATACATTTGTTCTCTTCCTCTAGCTAATGATAATATTTTTCGTGGCGTAGAATCGTCACCCATTATTAAATCGCCAATTTTTATATTTTCTACTAATTCTTTTTCACCATTAAACATTATAATTTTTGTTCCTTTTGCTAGACACTTTCCGAAACCACATGGGAGTTCAAGTAATCCACCACCTCCTTCCTTAGTATGCTGTAAATACTTATCTACAACTGGAACTTGATAATCTCTTAAAGTTCCATTAAATGTCAAATCAATGTCAGTCCCTTCAGTAATTTTAATAGTTTTTGCTTGGCCAAATAATTCTTCGCCGAAATAACGCGGAATATATATTTTTTTATCAGATTCTCGGTAAGCAGGAAAAGTTTTTTCTTTTATAATAGGTGAACCAGGTACAAATGGTTTAACCATTAACATTTCTTTTACTTTTAATTGTAAACTAATAGATAATTCTGATTTTAATATAGTGTAACCTTTATTACCCAAATAAGTGTTTAAAGTTTGTGGCCAATCAATAATATCTTGTTTATTAAAAGTCTTAGACATATTTTATATATTATATTATAAAGCATTTATACTTGTTTTATAAATGTTTTATTTTTCATTATCGTTAATCACATAATCTTATTTCTTTAGATTTACAATGGTATCAATATTTCCAATATACAATAAAATAATATTAAAATTTTTACATAAAAAATTATTTTGTTAGTTTTAATAATTTAACACTACCATCTGCTATTTTTTTATTTTTTGTTTCACCCTGTATTACAGCATTCATAGCATCAGACTTTTTGTCATAAACTTCAAGTTTATATACAAAATATTTATCAAATAAATTGTTATCTTTTAATAATTTACTGTCTTCATCATATTCAGGACCAGGTAATTCTCTCGCACAATAAAATAATCCATCTGAACCTATTTGAACAGTATTAATATTACAATTAATATAGTTTTTATTAGAACTATCAAATACAGTAGAATTTAAAAAGGGTCTTACAGTAACTAAATTTTTTAAATAATATTTATCTTGTTTTACATTAAATAATTTGCTCCTATCCAAAGTAATTTGACTATTTACTTTCCAAATTCTAAGATTTTTTTGTTGGGGAAAATCAATTCCTAGACCATCTCCAGTCATATATCCTATAATATTATCTTTTTCAATATGGTCATCCTCACAAGAAACATACGCAAGAGGTACAATATTAGTAAATTTTATATCAGTACGTTTTAATGTTTCAGATTTATTCAAATCATAAATTCTTGAATTAAAAAATTCTTGTTGATTTAATAATAAATAACCACTGGAGACTGGGTTTACAGCTCCACCCAAATCTCCTAGTGGAAATGGATTAAAAGCAATATCAAATAATTTACCTATTTTTTCTATAGGATTTTTTTTATTATCAAAGATAGTTTCAAAAGATAATTTCAATTTACATTCTAATTCTGAACTACTATTTCCATTATTTAAAAAATGGTTCATTAATTCAGGATCTACCCTTCCAGTATGCCCAGAACAACGATTGATACTCATTATACAATATAATAATATTTAAATTTATACACAAAAAATTGTATAAAAATTTGTCTAAATATAATTATTTTGTAATAATATAATATATAAGATGAATTATTTGAGTAGCTTATTCACAAAAAAACATATGCCAGAATTATTATTAAGTGTATTATTTGTAATATATTTAGTAATGGGTTACAAAATGCCACAAGGAATCGCAACAATGATTGATTCAACAATTGGTAAAATTATTGTAGCATTAGTTGCCTTAATGTTATTCGCATATACTAATCCAATTTTAGGTGTTTTAGGTTTGTTAGTTGCTTATCAATTAATTAAAGGTTCAGCGATTATAACTGGTATGGCTGGTTTAGAGGCATATTATCCTACAGAACAAAAGAAATGGAGTCCATTTACTGCTACACATCAATTTCCATATACTTTAGAACAAGAAGTAGTCAAGAATATGACAACACAAAAATTTAATACAACCTATGTAAAACCATCTTTTAGTCCAGTTTTAGATGACACATATGACGCTGCGCCTTTAAGTCAAAATTAAATAATAAATCTTATTTCATTATAAAATTTATTAATTTACAAAGTTGATAATAATAATATACTTATATATATTATTATGAATATGGATAAAAAACCAGAATCTACAAATTTAGTTTCCAGAATTAAAGATATCGTTTCAGATCAGGATAATAATCAAAAAATAAATGTATCTATTTCAGTTGTTTTTGAATTATATAGAGTTTTAGCATCTTCATTATTAATATTATTTGTTCCACAAAATTGTGATGGTCATTTATGTACATTAACTGAAAATATGGAAACAAATTCTCAAATTTATACAACAGGATTATTTTTTAATTTTTTAACAATGTTTGTTTTTTTAGCGATGTATTCATTAGAAATAAAACGTGAAAACAGATTAATTACATATTTAGATGTTAATAAATCAATGGCTGCCGATAACGAGTCTGTTGGTGAAGTTCTTAAAAAATTACCTTTTGAAAAGAAAAATAATTTAATATTATTAGATAGATATTATCAAAAAGCCGCATATGTTGCTATGTGTAGTTTTATAATCAATTCTATTATTAGTGGAATTGTAGTATATGATTATTCATTAGGTAATCAAACTACAACAACTATTATAACTAACATATTATTTATGGTTACAAAATTAAGTGACGTTTATATAACAGTAAATACAGAAAAAAATATATTTTATTCAGCTTATTTGAAGGGAAAAATACAATACAATGATGTTGATCCAGATAAAATTGTTTCAGATATTGAAGAACAAACTAGAGATCAAGAACAAGAACAAACTAGAGATCAAGAACAAGAACAAACTAGAGAACCCATAATTGTAAGTCAAGATAACGATAATAAACATGGTTGGGGTAATTATTTAGCAAGAGGTTTAGACAATTATACTTCTAATTATAGAGAAGTTATAGAAGTTAGAGAAACCTCTGAACATATTAAAAGTTGGGGTAATTATTTAACGAGAGGAATAGCAAATGAAATTATAGAAGAATATAATGATGTAAATGAAGAAGATTATTAATGAGGAGGGATAACATTATTAATTATATTTAAAGCACCTCCTTTTTTTACATTAAACATATTTAATAATAATTTTAGTCCATATAAAACTATAATAAATAATAACATAAATAAAATAAATTTTAAATATGGGCTATTTAAAAAATCTTTAAAAGAATAAGTTGAACCCGTATCAGTTATTATTTCAACAGTTTCTTCAGATTCACCTACTGGTTGACAATCTATATAAATATCTCCGCCTGAACTTATATTAGGTCCTTTTTCATTATAAAACAAATTGGGGCCAGTTTTAATATCATATTGATTTTGTTGAATGATAGATTGTAATTTTATCAATGTGTCAGGCATTATGTCTAATGAAACTGTTAATGAATCATAAACAATTAAATTAACATTTGTTGAACATGGTTGATATGGTTCTGTAGCTGAATAGGAAAAAAAAGGTTTCTTAGGAACGAAATCATTTAAGTTAAATTGTTGATTTCCTAAAGCAACTGTTGTAGATTCACCATCAGCAGGAGCACTATTAGCAACAGTATCAACTATTGTTTGAAATAATAAACTTGAAATACTGCTACTATTATTACTATTAATTGGTATACATACTAACAATGGAACTGCTCCTGTTATAGGATTATGTATAATAATTAATTCTCCATCTGTTTTAGTACCTGAATAAGAATGTAATGATGGTGTATATAATCTAATTTCTTTAACATCATAATTTGAAGCATTATAAACCACTGGATGAGATGAAGAATTATCATAAGATAATGATAAATAATCACCTCTATTTGTAGCAAGACAAGAACTATTATTATAATTAAAATTATAAGCACATTTATAATCACATTTACCTGTTATATCTGATAAATTTATATTTATAGGTGATGTAGAATTTGGACAACTCATTATATTATACAAATATAAACTTTTCTTAGAAATTTAGCAAATTTTTTATTAAAATATATTTGTGTTTTCTATTTCCAAACCTTTTCTAAATATAAATAAAAAAGTTATGAAAATAACAAAATCACGTTTACAAAAGATAATTGTACGATCTAATATTCAAACAAGAAAAAAATTTAAAAAACATCATAAAGTTTTACATCATACTAACACGGTTAGAAACAAAAAGCAATTTAATTTATGTAATAAAACTCTAAAACGATGGTAAAAAATCGTTATAAAACGATGGTAAAAATCGTTATAAAATTATGATTAAAAATCTACACAAAAGGTAAATATTTAATTGTATCATTTTCATAGACTGTAACTTTAAAAGCGTCATCATAACCTTCAACATAAACTGTATCTCCTGAAAAAATTTGATCTACGCCGTAATCATTCAAAGCACTCCTTCCTTTAAAAGATATAGGTAATTTTACATTATTATGTTGGTTTGAAATAGTATAATATTGCCATTTATCTCTACTAGTAAATAATGGTCTTCCCATTAATGGTAATATATTATCTTTGGAAATACCATTTAAAGGAGTAATTATTCCCATTTGGCGATAAGTTGTATCAGATGGGGTTGCTCCAATATTAGTTGAAATATTAATAGGAATAGATCTTATTTCAGGAATTAAATATCGTTCATCACTATAAGGAGCATCATATGGATTTAATAATACATCTTTTGGTAAATTATTATAAGGCCAACTAGGAACTAATGATGTAACCCAACTAGACTTAACATTAGGTACTGATTTATCTTTGATATGAATACTTTGATGTTCATTAATGTTGATATTAGTTTTTGTATTAGAATAAATTAAAAATCCTAATATGCCTATAATTATAAAAAGTAGAAACAATGTTATATTTTCAATACAAATTACGCCAGGAGGACACTTTTTCATTAATATATTATATTATTAAAAATATATTAATTGTGAAAAATTTATAATACTTTAATTATTTTTTTGGTAATGACACAGTGGGAGCATTTTTTAAAGGTGAAATATTTTTAAGGGATTCAGTTAGACCCTTAATATCAAAAGTTTTTAACAAAGTTGTAGCACCTTCTAAAACAGGAGCCATTTGATTCATTGTATTAAATAAATTTTGTTGTTGTGACATTAATTTTTGTGTATCATTTGTTAGTTGTTTAATAGAATCACTTCCTAAAAGTTCATCTAAGTTTTGATATGATTGTTCTATTGTAGCCGCATAATCTAAACGTGGTCCAAAATGTTCATCAGTTTTACTTTTTACATTAGCTGATTGAACAACACCTTCAGGTTCATCCTTTGATACATTTTTATTTAGATCTGAATTATTAGTATCTATAATTTTAGATGAACTATCAGATGTTTCAAGTGCTTGTTTTACCGCATCATCTATTTTATTTTTAACCATTTCTTTTTTACCATTATTGATTGATGTATTGGAGGTAGAATTATTTGTATCGCTAGTAGAATTATTTGTATCGCTAGTAGAATTATTTGTAGCAGAAGCAGAATCTAATTGATTTTCTAAACCTTCACGTATTAAACTAGTTGACATTAAAAAGTTTGTAGCAATGATAGCAACTAACAAAACAACAGCCATATTTTTACTAAATTGAAATGTAATTAAAGCAACTAAAGCAAAGAAAATTAAAGCATTTAATTTATTAGTAACTAAATAACCTAACATATTGGTTGCTGCTAAAAATACCATAAAATACAAAAAGTATTTGTTAGTTAGTAATTTTGAGGCTTCTTTTGC